TCCAGACAAAAAAATATTAAAAAAGCTATATATAAACATAAAACACAAATAATATGTTTATATATGGAATTAGTTAAGATTACTCAAATTAGACCAAACGAAAACAATCCACGATTCATAAAAGACTATAAGTTTAAAAAGCTAGTCACTTCTATAAAAGAATTTCCCGAAATGTTAAAGCTGAGACCAATTGTCGTTAATAGCGATATGGTTGTACTGGGTGGAAATATGAGATTAAAGGCTTGCAAAGAAGCTGGACTAAAAGAAGTGTGGATATTAAAAGCTGAAGAACTAACAGAAGCGCAGCAAAGAGAATTTATAGTAAAAGACAATGTTGGTTTCGGAGAATGGGACTGGGATTTGTTGGCTAACGAATGGAACAGCGTACAACTTGAAAGCTGGGGTTTAGATGTTTGGCAACCAGAAGAAGAAGTTGATTCTCAAATAGAAGAAATAGGAGAATATAGTTTTCCTGAAGATGATTTAGAATCAAGTCACGTTAAAATGATTCAATTATTTTTAAACACAAAAACAGAACCACTATTTAAAAAATGGGAATTAAAATTAAGGGAAATATATAAAACTGATAACCTAACAGATACGGTTTATGAAGTTATTAAAAAAGAGTTTAATAATTATGGAAGTTAAAAAACATTATATAAAACCAGTATTAACAGATGAAGAGACTGATAATTTAAGAGGTGTTTTATTAGGGGATAAAGATTATAATATTTTATTTGAAGAAGATGCTGACATATATTGTTCTGAAACAAATAAATGTATAGCTAAATTTAGGAAGAATGTTATTCCTTATAATATTGTTAAATCTGCTTATGAAAATTTAAAAGGAGCTGCAACTGCATCTTCAAATAGAGGAACAAGTTCTGGTATAAAAGAATCAGGAAAAGCATCAGAAAAAAAATTAAAAAAAGATGGAACTTTATCTAACACTATGAGAGCAGACCCTATAAATAGTGGTATAATAGGTTATTTTGATAGAAACGCAAGATTTCCTTATTGTAGACAGACAGCATTCAATGAAAAACAATTCTCTAAATTTAAAAAAGCATACCCAATAATTAAAATTGTAGACACTAAATATTCAGAATTGATGCCTAATGAATATAAATTACAAAGAGAGGTTGCCGATAATACTTCTAAAGATTTTGTAATACCTGATACTGCATTCACTACAGTAACTGTAAATAAGAATTGGCAAACTGCGGTACACACAGATAAAGGGGATTTTGAAGAAGGTTTTGGGAATCTTGTGGCTTTAAGAAAAGGCAGATATACTGGTGGTTATTTCGTTGTGCCAAAATGGGGCGTAGCTTTTGATTTGCAAAATTGCGATTTACTACTTGTGGATGTTCATCAATGGCACGGTAATACACCAATAAATAAAATAGATGATGATGCTAAAAGAATAAGTTTAGTAATGTATTATAGAAAAAATATGATAAATTGCGGAACTGCTGATGAAGAAAATGAATTTGCTAAAAAAAGAAAAGAAGGAACGAAACTAAATTAATATGTGTGGTGTAGTAGGTTTTAGTTGTAAAGATCCGATTGAAGAACATTATACTATTTTACAAAAAATTATTCTTCAAAGTAAAATAAGGGGGCTTCATAGTTTTGGATATTCTTATAATGAAGACGGAAGATTGATAACTGAAAAATATCATCACGTCGAGGAAGTCGAATTACCTAAAGCTAAAAAATTAATTTTCCATAACCGATATGCGACAAGCGGCGATTACAAAGAACATTTGAATAATCAACCTATATCGAATAAGGAACTTTCACTTGTTTTCAACGGCGTTTTAGATATGAGAACAAAAGAAGAAATGGAAGAACATTACGGAATTAAAATGCAAACATATAACGACGGCGAAATAATTTTACATAAATGCGGAACGAATAAAGATCTACTAAAAAATTATATTGAAAGTATTAAAGGATCGTTTGCTGGACTTATTTTAACGGCTTATAATGAACTTTTAGCAATTCGTAATAGCAATAGGCCATTATGGAAATTAACGCATTTAGACGCTATCTTTTACGCTTCGACGAAAGATATATTTAAAAGAGTTGACAAAACCTTTGAACCGATCCAACTAAAAGAAAACGAATTATATGAAGATTAGAAAAGCAAATAAAAACGATGAAGAATTTATCAAAGAATTACATAAGCAACACAAAAACCATATAGGTAATTTTAATCTGTTTTGGGTTTGGGATAAATTTTTGGAAGGCAATACGAATTATACTTACGAGATCTACGAAGATAACGGCTTTATTAGATACGGATATAGCAAAAAATATAATGCGAACGTAATTTATGAAATAGCCGTAAAGAATGGATCTACCGAAAAAGGAGTTGGAAGGGAATTATTCAACCGATTAAAGAAACCTATATTTTTAAAATGTAATGAGGATAATGAAGTTGGGAATAAATTTTATTTAAAAATGGGAATGACTAAAGCCGGATCCACGATAACAAAAAAAGGCGAAAAACAAAACATATATTGGATTACATAAATTATCATATCGAGTCAAGTAAAGCGAAAGACATTGATCCAAGCAATGATTGTTTGAGGTACGTTGCGGATCGCTTCGAATTAAATATTGAGCAACGATATTGGTTAGCTTTTTTATTCGGCACTTGTTATTCTTCGACAATGGTATATTATGTTTACAACGAGTTTCCCGATTACGAAAACGTAAACGTTGATAGATTACAAAGGTGGTGGAAGGCGAACAAACATAAAGCTTTATTTCAAACAGATAGATTAAGAATTAAATCACAAGATAAATTTGTTGAAACTTTTGAAAGCTATAAAAAATTATTAGGCAATTTCTCGCAAGAAAATTATTTCAAATCATTAAAGCAACCGGATCGACAAACGACGTATGATAATTGTTACAAAGATCTTTTACAAATTAAAAATTTTGGAAGGTTCACGATGTTTATATATCTTGAAATGGTAAACGTTTTAACCGGCTATGATTTTGAGCCGACTTATTTAGATCTAAAGGATGCGGAAAGTTGCCGAAATGGTTTGGTGTATCATTTAGGAAACGACGAATTAGATACGCACGGAAACGATCGTAAGCTTAATCCGCGACATATAAAGTATTTGCAATATCAATTTAAACTTCTAAAACAACAGATAGAAAAGTTAGATATTGAACATAAAAATATATGGAATATTGAAACGACGTTATGCGCCTATAAAAAATATAAAAAAGGAAAACGTTATATTGGCTACTATATTGAAAGGCAAAGAAAAGAAATTGAAAGAATGGAAGACAACGTAAACACCGGAGTAGATTGGAGTGTATTGTGGGACTTCCGAAAAGAAACATATGAGAAAAAATGGCTAAAAGAGTTATAGCAATAGGCGGTGTACCCGCAACCGGTAAAACGACTTTAATGAGAAAATTGATAAAGGATCTTATGCCTTTATCGACTTTTAAATACAAATTGGTAAACGGCTTGTATAATCGAAAAAAGAATATCTACATTATAGGGATATACAACGAAGAATTATTTAGCGGGACTGATAAATTATCTATGGCCGTTCAACCGAATTTCGTTGAGTTGACAAAAAAGGTTAGGGGCGGTACATTTTTATTTGAAGGCGATCGGCTTTTCAATCAAAGTTTATTCGAGCAAGTAAATTGCGAAAAAATAATATTGGAAGTCGAAGAAGAAATAATTGAACAAAGACACATAAGCCGTAATGATACTCAATCGGATCAATTTAAAAAATCAAAGCGAACGAAGATACAAAACATTATTGATAAATTTAACGTTACGATATTAAAAAATAATACAAAAGAAGAAAGCGAACACGCATTTAATTACATAAAAAATTTAATCGAGAAATGAACAAAACTGAACAACATAAAAAAGCAATTATAGAAGCCTTAGAGAAGTCCTTGGGCGTTGTTACGACTGCTTGTAAAGTTGTTGGTATAGGTAGAACTCAGTTTTATCAATGGTTAAAAGACGATGATGAATTTGCTCAAGAGGTTGACGATATTCAGAATATCGCTTTAGATTTTGCAGAAAGCCAATTGCATAAACAAATCGGAGATGGTAGCACAGCAGCCACAATATTCTATCTTAAAACAAAAGGTAAGAAACGAGGCTACATAGAACGCCAAGAAATAACTGGTGCGGATGGTATGCCTACAAACTTCCAAATAGAGATTATTGAAAGTCAAAACGAATAAGGTATTTAAACACC